ATTGGTAGAGATGAAGGTAGATGGTTGAATAGAAAAAGTTTTTCATCTGATGTTATGAATATTCAAGATAGTCTATTTTACCAAGACTTCTCTTATCAGATTGTAGCAGAAAAAATGCTTTCAATGTATGAAACTTTAGTACGAAATATAGTCCACCCGTCGGGTATAGCACTTTACGGAGGGTATAGACTCAATGATGAGCTTATCGACGACGAATCTAGCCTGATAGACTCTTCAATAACTTAAAATCACGGTAGAGAAATATGTCATCATTGCTCACAATTAATCATCATATCAATAATGTTAATAACTTTATTTCCGATGTAAAAAGTTCAAATCAAGCGCATTATGTATTTGCAGCTAGACATTATCCATGGGTAAATTCTAATAGCGCAAATGACGATACAGCTATTCAGTCGGTAAATACTTCTGTATCACAAACAGAACTTGATGTTTATAATGAACTACTATTTGGTAAGCGTATTCAGACTACAGATATAATTCACGTTATCCCCAGATATAACTGGACTTCAAATACGGTTTATGCTCAATATGATCAGACTGATTCTGCCCTGTATACTAAGCAATTCTTTGTAGTTACTACAGGCGTCGATGATCAATATAACGTATACAAATGTCTTAATAATAATAAAGGCGCAATTTCCACTATTAAACCATCACTTCAAAATACTTTTGGAACTTTTGAGACGGGTGATGGATACGTTTGGAAATACATGTATACCATCGAATCAGCAGCAAATACAAAGTTTACATCTGTTAACTTTATTCCAGTTGTGGCAAATACTCAAGTCCAAGGGAACTCAGTTCCAGGGACTATTGATGTTATTAAGATAGCAAACGGCGGCATTGGATATGATGTATATGAAACTGGACAAGTTCAAGCAGTAATTAATAGAACAAATATTAAAATTTCTGCAAACTCGTCAATATATAATAATTATTATACAAACTCATCAATTTATCTTAAAACAGGATTCGGTACTGGTCAAATACGTGAAATATCATCTTATGACGGTGCTTCTAAGATTGTAACCATTGCTGATCCTATTGATCTATATGTTAGATTTGATCTAAGTAATGATTCATTTATTGCTGGTGGCGGTTCTGTTGGTGAAAAAATGCAACAAATCATCGATAGTGCTACATTTGTTTATAGAACCGGATATATAAGCACCGGCGCTAATGTAGTGCAATCTGATACTGGTGTGGCTGCATCTGTTATAACATCAAACACTTCCGTAATTTCATTATCTAGATTTGATACTGGAACTTTATTTTCAAGTTCTCTACCAATCAGAGAAACTAGTGATAATGGCACTTCAACAATCTCTATTAAAGCAAATATAAGCAATAGTTATGCTCTATCATTAGGTGTGGTAACTTATTCTGGTACCGGTTATAGCGCTAATGGAACAGTCACCATTGCTAGTGAAACCGGTTTTGGTGGTGTAGCAAATGCTCAAGTTACCAGCGGTAAAGTAACTGCTATTAATGTTGCTAATTCTGGTGATTTATATGCAACTATACCTACTGTATCTGTTTCAGCACCTACTTCACAGACTTTCAACTCAAATACTGCTGTGACTGCTAGCGCCGGTGAAGGATCGAACAGCGTAATAACTCTAGCAACTGCAAATCTTTTTATCGTAAATGATCAAATTTTATATTATACTTCATCTGGTAATACTGTAATTGGTGGTCTATCAAACAATAGCACCTATTTCGTGCAGTTTGCAAACTCCACTGTAGTTGCTCTATCACTCACGTCAAATACAGCAGCTGGAAATAGAGTTACACTTACAAAGGGTCTATCTCAATCAGGACATTTCTTACAAGGTAAAACTGCTACAGCAACAATATATCCGTCAAGCTTTGTATCAACTAATGCAACTGCTAATGCATTTACTGCTTCATATGCAAATAATGATTTCATTCGCTTTGGAGAAAACGCAAATACAAATATTCGTCGAATCATGACAGTAAATGCTACAACTATTACGGTCAATCAACCACTTGCTTCTACATTATCTTCTGCTAATACATTTAAAATGTCTATTGCTATTGAACCTGATACTATTTCTACTACATATGCAAATGGTATTATTTCAAATTCAAGTCTAGATTTACTAAAACTTAATATCACTAATACCAGTATAATAGGTGCTTCTTTTACCGTAGGTGAAAGAGTGGATATGGTTACATCTGCAAATATATCAATGAATGCTAATGGTACTGTGTCTTATGCAAATAGTATTACACTTTTCATTGCTGGTATTGCAGGAAGTAATACTTGGGTATCAGGGCAACGAATCAAAGGTGCTTCATCATTGCTTACTGCTGACATTGTAACAATTGATTATATTCCAAATGTAACTATTAAGAATCCAAATGGAAGTTTCTTGATTGGTCGATCAGTTAACTTTAGTAGTGGTTCAACAGCAAATACTGGTGTGGCTAAACTCACAGATATTGTAAATTTATCACAAGATGTGGTGGAATATGAAGTCGGACCTACTATAAAAATTGTTGGTGATGGTAATGGTGCTATTGCTATAGCTAGAGTAAATACTGCTATAGGTACTGCAAATACTATTTCAAATATAGAAGTGATTAATCCTGGATCGAACTACACAGAAGCAACCATTTCAATATATGCAAATACTACATATGGATCTGGCGCAGCAGCTTACCCTATTGTATCTCCATTACTTGGACATGGTGCAAATCCTATGTATGAACTTGGTGCTAGATATGCTGGTATCGATGTAAAATTTGATACTACTTCAAACGAGTCTTGGTATTACCCATCTGATATCACTATTCGTAAGCTAGGTATTATTAAGAATCCTAAGTTTGCTAATATAAATATAACCGTTACAAATTTTGACAGGGTTCGTCTTACAACAAATTCCATCTCTGGATGGTCCAATGGTGAAATTGTAATTCAAAGCACTACTAATGCTGCAGGTATTGTATCAACCAGTAATAGTTCTACTGTAGAGTTAAAGAACGTAAAAGGAACGTTTATTACCTCTGCAACAAATACAATTTATGGATATACCTCAGGTCTAACCGCGGGCGTTGCCAACAATCAAGTTTTGAGATTTTTTGCAAATGAACCTATTTCACAAATGGATGGTTCTTCAGCAAAAGTTAGTATAGCTATTAGCAATTCTGAATTATATCTTACTGAAGTTCAAGGTCTAATATCAAATGGATCTGTTATCTATAATACTACAAACTCATATGCCACAATTAATAGTATTAGTACTTCTGACAAAACTCGTAATTTAGCAACAACGTTTGGTCTACGGTTTAATCAGATTTCCAGACTTACCATGTCAACAAAAACCGGTTCTTATACAAATAATGAGTTTGTAACCCAAACCGTAACTGGTGCCAAAGGTAGAGTTCTATCAGGAACAACTGATCTGGACCTTTCAATTACATCGGTTACTGGCACATTTGTAATCGGTGACACAATCTATAATAGTTCTAATTCTGCAAATGCTAAAATATTCTATGCAAACTCTACATATCTAAAACTTACAAGTGTTTCTAATACATCTGCTTTCCCAAGCGCTAATCTGATTAATAATGGTTTAAGTACTAATGCTACAATCTCTAATGCTTATTCTGTATTACTAGTTAGTGATATTACCAAAACATCAAACTTTACCATAGGTAATAACACACACACTGTTGTAGGAAATACTTCAGGCGCGAACGGCGTACTACTTGCTGTTAGATCACCTGATTTGATTCGCGAGACTGGTAAAGTGATGTATCTGGAGACTTCAAATACAGTTATCAGTAGAGGTATAAATAGTACTGAAGAAATAAGATTAGTAATAAAGTTCTAAACGAAGGGTCTACACCGAATGTCTTTAGAAACAAATTTTAATGCCGCACCATATTTTGATGACTACAATGCTAATAGTAACTATTATAGAGTACTATTTAAGCCATCAACTGCGGTTCAAGCTAGAGAACTAACTCAGCTTCAAACTATACTACAAGATCAGATTGAAAAGTTCGGTCGACATATATTTAAAGACGGTTCTGTAGTTGAAGGTGTCTCTCCTGTAAACTACGATTCCGAAATCAAATACGTAAAACTGCAAGATTTAGATTCCTCAGGTACTGCAATCCAAGTAAACGATTACATTGGTTACAAGCTAGTAAATTTAGCTAATCTACAAGCTATTATCGTGAACTCTATTGCTGGTGTGGAAGCAAATGACCCAGACCTTAATACTGTTTATGTGCGATATATTAACTCAGCTCTTTATGCTAATGGTGTTCAGCAAAAGACTTATGATCCATCTGAATCTTTATTCTTAAAAACTTTAGATGATGTAGCTATCTCTAATGTATCGGTAGCTCTTTCTGGTTTTGATCCTATTGGT